GATTTCTATTATCATCAATAGTTAAGCCAGCTACTGTGTCTATTTTGACTTGAAATGAACTAGAACCTCTAACATTATTTGGATCTACATCTACAATGAAATCTGCGTTGTCATAACTAATAGTCGAATCATTGTTTGAAACAATAGCATTTTCTATTCTTAGTTTGCCACTTTTTAAATGTAATGAATCTTCTGGACTTGCTGTACCTATACCAACCCGATTGTTAGAAGAGTCAACGTGTAAAGTATTGGTGTCAATGGTCAGATCACCAGTTCCAGTGATAGCTCCTGTTACGTCACAGCCACTAGCGATATTTACATTGCCAGAAATATCAAATCCACCATTATTTTCTTGTATTCTTGCATCGTGATCTTCACTTGGATCATTTTTAAAATCAATAAAAGCACCACCACCATTCCTACTAATTTCAACAGCTCCATCATGTCCTAAAACTACTTGGTTATTAGTACCTTTGTTTGCAACTAGAGATCCGTTAGTTGTACTAATCTCCCCTGCCGAAGAAGTAATATTTCCAGTTGTAGTTATATTCTGCGATCCAAAATTAGGAGAAATCTTTGATCCAGCTATCGCTGCACTTGCATTTATATCTGCATTTACTATTGTTCCATCTACTGGATCAATTAATTGAGCCTTAGTCTGAGACATTTATTATTCAAACTTAATTATTAACTCAATTTTACGATGGCTTTATTTACGGAATCTCACTGTTTCCATCATTGGTTTACCTAACTCCTGCTCATATTCTCTCTCCATTTCAAAATCATCTACATCTGTTCCAGCCTGACTGTACTTATTCATTCCTTTGACAAAACCAGATAAGAAAGTCTTACCACCTCCGTTTGCCATCACTGCTGGAAAATCATTATCCATAAACATTTATTTACCCATTCTGCTTAAAAAATCATCAACTCGATCACCAACTGGTGTCTCCTGAGAAATAGCATTCATAGGATTTGTTTTTTCAGCAGCCATCTTGTTAGCTTGAAAATAAGGAGCACTAACCATATTTCCCTGATTCATAGTCTCTTGCTGCTTTAATTTTGGATCTGACATTAGAGAACTCTGATCAAATCCAGCCTGCATTGGATATCCTGGCATTTATCTTTACAAAAATTGTTATTTCAATAATATCATCGACAAGACTTCGAGACTAGGTATGTGAGTGTACAACTTTTTTTTAACAGTCACCTACCTAACCCAAAACTAAAATAATTATTTTTCTCCTTTTATACTTAAAAATAGGGGTAGGGTTAGTGCAAATATTTGTACTTTGCCTTTGAGATAGATTTATATGACTGAGATTTACTATGAACACCCAAGTTCCTAAAAAATATGGCTATTTTACTTAACTGCATGTATGCGGTGGTTAGGTATGTGAGTGTATATAAAGTTAAACAGTCATGTACCTAACCTCATCTTCTATAAAAGTAATATAAATAGGGAAAATTTTTTGGTATTTGGGTGTTCAACGATTGCCATTGCTATCAAAGGGATGTATGCTTACCAGTACACCTACCCCCTACTTTGCATGAAAAATAATGATGCGTTTTTATATAAGAATTTAACTGCATATGATCAAATATTATTTGTACGAGCTTTTCAGACAGCCTTAGAACACTTTGGTAAAGAATCCTGTTGGTGTTTAACAAAGATGAATAATGCAGGATTTAAAGGGTTTACTACAAGTAAGAAGACAAAACTTATGTATAAAGGTCATGATGCTAGACCATTAATCTTAGGTATGACAGGCAGAGATTATTCAGAAGAAAAACCAATAATTGTAAAAAGAAGTGAATGTAAGTCTCAATATTGTCTCAATCCTGCTCATTATTACTGGGGAACTAGAAAAGACGTAGCTTATGAAAATGCAAAAACCAGTGAGAAATCTATAAATATTGACTTAATAACTAAGTTGAGAACAGAAAGTAGTAGTGGCGTAAGTAGTAGAAAATTATCTAAACATTATCGATTACCATATCATTCCGTAAGAAGAATCTGTTCTGGAGAGACTTATGAGAATGCCGAAGATAAAGAAGATCAATATAATGAGGAAAAGATTTGGTCAAATCTCTCAGATGTGTGTATAAATTTAATGAGAGCTCATCCAAATGAAGCAAAAAATTTTAGAGGTGTCGTGACAGAAACTCAACATTACGAATGTCCTTGGCATATACAAGGAACTAATAAACATAAAGGTAATTTTGGATTGATGGGAGAATGTTTAGATTGTATGGAAGAAATCAAGAAGGCTAGATGCACTGTAGATGTAAGAGAATTTGAAATGAAATGGTATTGGCAGGTAAAAAGATTTTGGGAACAAGTAGATATAAAAGGGGAAGACGATTGTTGGGAATGGAAAGGTGCTACTAGAAAAAATGGCACTGAATCCACTGCATATTTTCCATCTCCTTTTCACTCAGGTAAAACTCAATCAGCTCCACGTATCGCTTTTTGGTTAAGTCGTGGATATACAGGTAAATACAGAATATTTAGTCAGCCAGAATGCAAAGCCTTTTGTTGTAATCCAAAACATTTAATGATTAAGGGACTTAGAGAAATACCTCAATGTAAGGCTATCAAAGACATTAAGCTCCATCACGAAAATATTCTGCAGTATCATAGAGAAAGAAATAAACAAAATTAAAGTGGCAAGATTTCTTACTACTATTCCAAGTAATTTAGGATTTTTTAATTTAGGTAAAGTTGAAGCATACCCAACAGGTGGTGGTGGACCTACAGCATATGGACCTACATCTTACTTTGGTTCTGATCCATTACCTGCAGAACAAGGAGATAATTTAAATAATCCTATTAATTTAGGAGACTTCTCAGCAATATTTAAATCTCAAACAATATCAAATTCTCATGGGGGTTTATCAAGAAAACAAAGCACATTTTATGAAATGCATTTGACTCTTCCTAGAACAGTACAATTTACACAGAATTTTTCTCAATTTTCTTATGAAGATCAAACTAACAGAAACACTTTAATAGCTTTTTATGAGATTGATGAAAATGGTCATAGGCAAGAATTACCCATAAATGATGATGGATACGTATTTCACGATTCAGCTATTGATTTAGGAGAGGACGACACTGGGGTATTTCTCGATGATTATCCCTCAACAAGATTAGAAAAAGGTAAATATTTATTTGTTATTACGAATGATATTAGATATCTTGAAACAACCTATTCCATAGGATTGAATGTCTCAGTTCTTGATTGGAGATTTGTAAATGAAAATGCAGAAGAGCAAATTAACTTTGGTTCAATTGACTCTGCAGTAATAAATGAAGTTAATTTCGGATTTTTAACTTAATTTATTTAATTTTTAGGTAAATAAATATCAGAGGGATTTTGTGCAAATCCAGGATCTTTTGTTGGTTCCATATAAGATCTTGGAGTTTCTTTTGCTTTTTTAACAGCTGCTAAATAATAATCTTTTGCATCTTTTTGTCTCATTTCTGCAGCCTCTCTAGCAAGAGTTTTAGCTGGTGCTGGTGCAGTTGGTGTTGCTTTTGGACTTTGCCCTGCTGCTGTTTCAAAAGTATTCCCCTTTGATTTAATATCAAACTCTCTAGGAGTTCCTCTAAAACTTTGATCAGCAGTAGCAGCTGCAGGTAAAGATGAAGCATAAGAAGCAGCTTCTTGCATTTCGATACCTCTTTGCTTTGCTCCTAGCTGTGCTCCTGTGCCAGTCATGTCATATCTTGTGTCTAGCAGACGATTATATTCAGTTTCAGTCCTGCCCATAGACTCAGCTAAATCTTTATAACTTTTCTGTGGTATTACTGTCTGAAAGGCTTTAGGTTTTTCACCTTCAGGAATGATCAGATTAGTGTCACTTCCTCCGCCGAGTCCAAGGAAACTCATTTTATTTTTTAAATTTTACTTCTATAGTAATGTTATCAGTAACAAATTCGTATAAGTGATTGACTCCAACATATCCAACAGGGAGCAAAATCAATATCAAGAGCAACTCAGCATAGGTAATGGGACGACGCATGACGAAGAATATCCTTATCTCTCTGATATTAGCCAACTTTTACATGGTCTGTCCACATTAGAATTACAAGGATTGTGTACAATTCAAGAAATGTTACTTGCTAAATCTTGTTGGGAAGCAACAAACTACAGTGGATCACAAGAAAAATGTAAAAAAAGATTGACTGAATTGTATGGAGAAGATTGGGATGAACATGTTAAATTTAAAGATCATTTTAAAAGCCTAAAGTATTATTACATCTGGGCTTTACTAATCAGTCATAGACAACAATGGAACGAAGTTAAAAAGTAAGCTAGTATTTGAAAAGATAGTGTCCTCGAATGGAAGCACAACAATTAGAGGACTGGGTAGATATCTTAGATACAACAAATTATGCACCACACAAAGACCCTGATAATCTTTATCAGAGTTACAGATTCGTTGATTTAGATATAAATTCAGTCACTACAAAAAATTTTAGAAAAAAACTTTGTAAATCTCTGATTGAACAAGTAGAAATATTCATACCTCCATCAGGTAGTTTTAATAATCAAGATCTTAGAAGATATTTAGAATTAGTTTCAAGTTATGAAACAAGCACAAAAGATTTAATTTTAGGTTTGTCATTAGCAGATCAAATACGCCTTACATTTAGTGACATGAAGACTAGTACTATATGTGATAGATACCCTGAAATTAATTTAGCTGAGAAAAGAAGATACAGATGTGTAGCTGAATATTTAATTAGACAAGGTGAACTAACTAAATTAAGAGATAAAAATGGCAAATTAATTAAAAAAATTGGAAATATGCAGAAGGCTGTTGTTTTATATAGACCATTACCAAAACTATTAGAAACACTAAAAAAATCAGGACTTAGTGATCTTATAAAAATTGACAAAGATAAAAAAAAGGATAAGAATGTAACAGTTGGGGAATCTAAATGACTAGTAGAAGAAATCAATTATTGAAAAAACTTGTTGGTACAGCCATTGGTGAAGATGAGAAAAAGTTATATCAACTTACTATTGAGAGAATTTGTGCAGATATGTGTGATTATTATTTCAAGTTTTATCATAATGAAGGTCCAGGAGCTATGGTTTATGTTCCTGAACATGAAGATGAAAAGAAATCTATGTTTTATTTAACAGTTAATAATTTAATTACAGCTGTAGATGACCTTAATAAGCGTGATATGGAAGGTGCTGCGGATGTAATGAAACAAGCAATAACAAGAGCTGAAAAATTAGATCCGGAAAAAGAAGCACTATTTATTATTCAAGATTCTAAGGAAATGGCTTTAGTCCATTACAAAATAGATAGTGAAGGAGCGAGTTTTAAAATGATGTGACCAAAGGTTCATGGGGTGCTAGTAAAAGGTCTTTAGGACAAGTAGATCACATAACTCATGATTGGCTTACTCCTTGTGAATATATACCTTACATAGATGCCTTATTAAGAAATATAGATCTAGATCCATGCTCTACTTATGATGCTAATAATCAATTTTTAAGAGCAGAAAAGATTTATACATATGATGATGATGGATTAAATACGGAAGAACCTTGGACTGGAAAAACATATTTATTTCCTCCAACATACGGAAGATGTTCTTTTGCAAAAAAGAGAGGAACTTGGAGATGGAGTTTATCAGCAGGTCAAGGAGCAAAGGCTCCCTCGGTAATTTGGTTTAGAAGGTTACTTAAAGAATGGAAATTAAGAAACATACCAGAGGCTTTGTTCTTTACAACATATCCTGAAATGATAAGAACTTGCCCAGAAATGTGGGATTTTCCTATTTGTATTCCTACAGATAGAGCTAATTTAATACATGGAAAAAAATTTGAGTGTTTAGAGTCACCAATTAGCTGGGGGTATTTTGTTTATTTACCTGAAATAAGTATGGGATTTAATCAAACAGAACGATTTAAAAATATATTTTCACATATTGGTAAAGTTGTTGCTTAATCAATCATTTGTCTAGGGAAGTTCATGTCCCTTAATCTTCCTATAAAACTATTCAAAAAATTTTTAGAATTATTATCATCTACACCAGGTCTTACCCCACGCCTTGAAGGGTCAATATCTCTTTTTGAATCTAACGACTTATAAAATCTGTAACGATTGTCAACGTCGTAACTTGAAGTAGACTGAGGTTTCATACATCTATTGTATTGGAGATCAACATGACAATGAATGAAATGGAATTAAAAATTAGTGCAATTTGTGATGATATTAAAGAACTTTTAATTCATAAAAATAGAAAATATGGTAATTCTGCTTTACAACCAAATAGAATTTTCAGTAAATGCTCTGCTACTGAGCAGTTACTAGTACGCATTGATGATAAATTAAATCGAATTATGAAGGGAGCTGGTCTATTAGCTAATGATGAGGATGTAGTAAATGATCTGATTGGATATTTAGTGCTGCTAAAAATAAGTATGGAATCAGACAAACACGATGACATTTTCGATACAGCAAGAGCAATCTATGGGAAAGGACTTACAGCAGAACCAAACATCCTCGACCATGCAAGAGATTTCGATTAATTACAAAGAATTCGAAAAATTTTATAGTCGTGAATTACTTATAATGGATTGTCTTGACTGGCTTAAGGAACGACCCCTCGACGCGAAGGAGATCCTAGACCACTTGGAGTTTTGTTCCAATAACGAAAAAACTGACGAAGCACTTCCCCAGATGGATCAAATTCTTTAAATTTTTTTTCTAAATACTCTATACCTTTAATTTGTGTAGCAGATCCGTTATAGGTTTCTGCAATATTAAGTAAACAAACCTCAGTGTGGCATTTATGACGATAGAAGGTAGGTATCTCTTTATCTGGTGCAAAGTACATATCTAACTCTGTACGCCTTCTAGAGGTCATTAAATCACCTCCTGACATCCATATGTGGTTTATATAAGGACTCCATTCTTTTATAATTTTATTTTTTGATGCATAACTGTTTATTAAATCTAATAATTTACAGGATTTAAATGAACATAAACCAATACTATGAGCAAAACTTAGAAGAGCTGCTCTTTTATTCTTATTTAAATTTACGAATACATATTTTTCAGCTTCTTTCGAAAAAAGCTTTAAATCTTCATAAAATTGTTTATCTATATCATCTTGAGAAGCTTTATCATTAGCATCAAGGTAATGATCATCTATAGATTCACTACCATAACCTATTCTCCAAACACTTTCACCAAAATTTTTATAAGCTGCATATCTTCCCATTCCTAAATAAGTTTTAGGAACTGTATACTTTTTTGTTAATTGATAACCTTTTTCAGTAAATAATGAATACTTATGGGACGACAACTGAACCGTTATAACTTACTTCAGAATAACCATCTAACTCTAAAAGTACAACATAATCTTTAGCAGCATTAGTAACTGTAACACCAACTGCTCCTTTTCCCTTACCTGCCTTAGCTATGTCAAAGAATTTCTGATACCCAGTAGGAGCACTACCTGTTGCAAAAGCATCTTCTTGAAATATCTGAATAGTATTTACACCTTCTGATCTATCAAGAGTTACTTTAATATCTCCTGTGCTTCCAGGATTTACTCTAAATCCTCTTACAGAGTCACCTTTATTACCAGCAGCTGTAGGACCTAGATATGTAATCTCAGATCCAGCATCAACACTGAATGTATCTAAAGTTGCTTCAATTGTTCGTGTTGCCATGTTCTTTAAGAAATTTGCCCGTCAGTTGAGAGCTGGAATTGAATGTTGGCATCAATGCCATGATCTTTCATAATGTCATAAAACATTTGACGATCTAATGCTTTTTGATGCAAAAGCTCAATAAATGCCTCTTCTAATTCTAAGCGATCTAAAGTTTGGATTGCTAAAGATGCAGCGTGAATAGAAAACTCGACATTTATTGGAAGGTTAACATCCATATAAATAAAAACCTTTATACATATAGTACCAACAGTGAATTAATGAGCAATTAATTCAAGTCGTCAATCTCTTTACGTCCTAATAAAATAGTACCTACTCCATAAGTTCCACCAAAAAGAATAATAAAACTAACGGCAACTACTTCCATGAGAACATTTTGTATTTAATTTTATTTTACCACTTAGTTTTATGTGACCAATATCTTGCTGAAAACTTATCGGGATTTGGATCTTGAGCATTATGTCTTGCATAATAAGATTTCTTTCTTGCTTTTTCTTTTGCTGATTTTGGATTTTTACCTGCACCTTTTACACCTTGTTGACCAAATCTAATTATTTTTTCTTTCCCATCTTTACAAGCTTTGACAACATGTGACTTAGTTTTATGACTAGGAGTCGTCTTAGGTTTATTACATTTCAAACGATCTTTTGAAAGTTGTTTAGCTTTTGACCTCTTCGACATCAGTCCTTTCTTTATTTTGAGTCATATATGTCATTGTAGCTCTAAGATGCCATTGATTTTTTTTATGTACTCTTCCACGCTCTACAGCTAAATCTTGGGTTAAATCATCTCCTATCATCCCAGCATATTTAGCTAATTCTTCAAAACAACTAGCAAGCATGTCATGAGCAACACTAAGATCCAAAATAATTTTATCTTGATCAAATGGGTCAGATATATCAATATCTTTTATTCTTGATGACAGTAAATCAACGACACTAGCTGGAGTCATTACATTTATAGACCTTATATGTTCCGCAATATTATCTATTCCTTCAACCATTTCGGTTTGTATATCTCCTGTAAGAAGGTGTATTTGATAAAATTTTGATCCTAATAAACCCCAGTGAACTATCTGAGTCTGATTCTGAACCATTACTGAATCTCTTAAACACTGAACAAGATGTTCATTTACAAGTTGAGCATCTTTCGGATTTACTTTTACCATTTACATAATCTTTATCTCTCCTGATTGTATCTTAGATTTTAGATCTTGACCTATTTCTCCTCTTTCAAAGTCAGGACGTCTACCTTTCACTAGTTCATTGATTGGTGCTTCCTTCTCTGCTTGAAATTCTTTTGCATACTGTCTCGCAAAAGCTTTTGCTTGTTCTTCAGCTTGCGACCCATCCGATGTAGAAGTCATTTGTAATGTAAGGTGTTGCTTTATCAGGGGACAGAATTTTTATAGAACTATCTTGATCCATCCACTGTTTTATCTTATCAAGTCTATCCTCTTGGTAAAATTTATACGT